GGCGTTTTGCCAGCGGGGACGACTACTTACCCTTACCCGACTGTTTCCGTAGCCAACCCAGACCCGCGTCAACGGCCTCGGGCGAACAGTAACCCGCGGCACCGGCGGCGGCAAAGGCCATACCCTCTGACGAAAAGTAGCCTTTCGTTGCCAAGCCAACCAGGAGTGATGTCAGGCCGGCGGTGGCGGTACGGCGCAAGATGTAGCCCATGCTATGCTTTTCACTGGAGCATAGGTATCGGACAATCCACGACAGGGAGCCAATCGTGATGGCAAAAACAACATCGCGGAAGCCGACTGGCATCTCGTCAGGATTAGGAGGGATGGGCAGGGCGCTCATTTGCGGAGAACGGTCGAGAGTAGGCAGATATTGGCGATCGAGTAGCAGAGCCACATGATAGCCAAGGCGGGGCGATGAGCCATGAAGCAAGCGACGGCGGCGGAGAAGTACGCCAGGGACGCGATGCCCGGGACGACAATGGTCGTGAAAGTTTCGGTGGTCATGTGATCCGCGGGGGTTTGGCGTTAGCATCGAGGACAACGCGTCGATAGTTCTGAGCCCATAGCATTTTGGCCAGGGCTTTGCCGGCTTTGTCGACCTCGGGCTCGCTGGCGGTCGGGAAGATGAGGTGAATCTGTTCGTGGCAGAGGACTTCGAGCTGACGTTTGGCGCCGAGGCGGGGGTCAATTTCGATGAGGTCTTCGCCGATTGTGGCCTGACCCCATGCTTTCTCGCGGCCTAACTTACGCCAGACGACTTTGACGGGCTTACTTTTGCGGCGGCTCATAGGGGGCGTTGGCGCTGTCGCGTACTTGGTCCCAAGGCCAATAGAGGCCAAGGCCAGCGGCCAAGGTTAGAGTCCCGCCGGCGATGTAGGAGAAATACTCAGAGTCGACGACGAAGGGGAAGGCACCGATCGCGGCGCCTGATGCAAGGAGTATCCCGCCGATGCGGGGGCCGGTGAAGACCATAGCGGCGGCACCGAGGACAGCCACGGCAATACCTGCAAGCGTCCACATATTAGCGGCGGCATCCTTCTTGGCCTGCTCGACGGCCTTGGTCAGTTCGGCAATGCGAACGTCCTTCAGCTCAGAGACGCGGAGGGCTTCCTTCTGGTCGGCCTCAAGTCGTGACCACTTGCTATCGACGGCGGCGAGTAGGCGTTTACCGTATTCGGTTTGCCGGGCGTAGGCGGCGGGGTCGGCAGCTGATGCCCGGGCTAACGCAAAGGCGATGTCCCCTTCGGAGGGGGCGGCTAAGTAGGCTTGCCCGAGTTTGGCTTCAGCGGTGACAACGGCGGGCTTGTCGGCGTTGCGCTCGATAGCGACCAGAGACGCGGCGACACGGTTTTCGGATATGTCGATTTCTTCGCCGAGAGTCGACAGGTTCTTAGAGTCGGTCGGGGCGTCGGGTTGCTTGGGCAGGTCGGCCGATGACTTGCCCGACCAGAGAGAACATCCGCTGATCATCAACAAGCCTATGACCAAAATCAGACGCATCGCCGGAACGGTCTTATTTCCCTTTGAGCGCGTCGAGCAGGGCTTTGCCTTTGGCTTCCGTCGAGCTGGCCTTGGCGGCGTTGTTACGCAGGACGAGGTAGCCGGAGATAAAGCCGATCAGGAAAGCGGTGCCGACTGAGATGATGTAAAACATAGTAAGACTTAGATGGAGACGTCGATGACTTCGATTTTGACGAGAGGGCCGAGGTCAACCGGGGTTTGCGGGGTGTCAAAACCGTAGATGGCTACATTGGGGCCTTGCTCACCATTAGCCGAGTAAGCGTGCTGGGCAATGGTTCCGAAGATGGCCGGGAACAACGTAGTCCAATCGGCTTGAAAGAGGCAGGTGATTTTATAGTAGGTCATTAGGACTGTGGGGCTACCCAGATTTTAGTGTAGATAGCGTCAATCAATATGCGAGTAGCGGCGCTGGCAGTTTGCCCAACGGCTACCTGTAAGGTGCAAATGTTTGATTGAGTTGTTGTTGGGCCGGCAGATGTGGTGGCAACACTTGTGCCATTAATGTAAAGGGAAACGTTACCCGCACCATCTGATCGTATCTCCCAATCAGATACCAAACCACTACCGTTTAAAGTAGCCGACGATGATTGAGTGGTAAGAGTGGTTCCGTTGTGAACCATCAATGTAAAAGTAGATGACGCGCCGCCTGTTTTTTTCCATCCGATTGCTGATGATGTTGGGTCTGCATAATTAGTCGGCGGCAGGGCATTAGTTTGTCCGATCCAAATCTTCATTTCATTATTTGCATCTCCGACGTAGACGCTTGAGAAACAATCTATCGAACCACCTATGCGAATTGGCTTACTGAAATCAAGCTTTGTAAATGTATATCCAGCCGATAAACCAAGGAATTGATTTGTATACGCAATAGCATAACCAGCGACTCCCGTATTAGGCCCGATAGCTTGAACATATGCAGAAGCCGTATTGCTTACGCTTGCACCTGTTCCAGATGTAGTCGTAGCGAAAACCAAATTAGGACGATAGCCCGGATCCATCATCGCCGAAATGACGCCATAAGGAGTCGTGGCTTTAGTCGTTAAAAGTCCGTTGCGAGATTCTGAGTCAGTTGCAAATGAAGCCGTAGCCAGAGAGGTCAGCCCCAAGTTAGTCCGAGCCGTGGAAGCGCTCGCTAAGTCCGACAGGTTGTTAGCCGTTTGAGCAACAGCCGAAGAAGCCAGGGTCGATGCCGTTCCAAGACCAAGGTTCGTCCGGGCCGTTGAAGCGGAAGCAAGCCCTGATAAATTGTCAGCTTTAGCCAAGTAGTCAGAAGCCGTAGCCGTCGCCATCGTGCCAAGTCCTAAGTTAGTCCGAGCATTGGCTGGCGTGTAATTCTTCCAGAGGCTGGTAGACGACTCATAGAACAGCGAGTCCTTGTCGGCCACCGATGCGATCGCTACGTTGTGCAGCTCTTCCAGCTCGAAGCCGTTTTGAATACGAACCGATACCGTTCCAAGCGTAGGATGTGAACGCGTCACTACCCCGACATAGACCAGATGATTTGGCGCTGAAGGCTTGGTCGTTGTCACTCCACCGGCCACCGTCGGGCTGAGGTAGAGTTTATCGCCATCCGCGTAAGCCGAAGTATCGACGCCTGAAAGGACGCCAGCCGAGACGACGTTACCATCGGCGTTGTTAGCGATGGCTGTTTCCGTTACCGCAAAAGTTCCAGCGGACGTGGCTTCCGAGTTAGCCTGGGCTTTGGCTACCGCGGCTTTGTTACCGACTGCCCCGCTGATATAAACCACCGTGAATGCGGCCAGAGACGAGCCGGTGTTATTGCGGACGTTGGCGATTAAGGTTTCCGCGTGGGCTGAACCAGCGACGATCGCGTCTTGAACGAAGGCCGTCGTAGCGATTTGCGTGGAGTCATCACCAAGGGCTGCCGAAGGTGCGGTCGGAACGCCTGTAAAAGCAGGGGAGTCGTAGCCGAGAAAGGCGGTGGTCTGCACCGTAGCGTCTGGGAAGGTCAACCCAGTCGGGCTGACAATCATATGACCAGCCGAGTCATAAACATTTAGGCCGTTATACTCGACCGTCGTGCCTTGCTCGTGATCCGCAGACAACTCAACGCCTAAGCCCCATCCTGCTAATTCGCTGTCGTGTCCACTGCCGCCGTCAGAAAAAATTATGTTCGAAGATGTATAGACGGACGTGTTTGAGTTTCCGTCAGTATTAAACTGAGTGAGGCCGCTTGTTGGGTTTAAGGATATAGTTTTATTTAAAGAACTAACGATGTCGTTATTTCCGATATCAATTTGACCAGCACCTACGCTAGCACTCCTTTCAAATGAAGCGATTGGATTTCCTTCTCCGTCATCGATATAATCTGTATATGTCGAAGCATAATTTGAGTATGTATGATTTGATTGAATGACATAGCCTCCAATCGTTGGTGTAAATAAATTAAAGTTTAAATGAATTGGAGACAGTGAGGCGGCGTAAGAACCATCCGACAAACCGATCGTTGCCCCGCTGTTCATCGTGCCGCCAGCCAACGGCAACTTGCCATCAAGCGCGCTTTGCAAATCCGTTTGGTCGGAGAGCGTCCCGGTGATGTCACCCCAAGCGGTTGACGAAATGGGGGTCGTCCACTCGGTGTTATAATTCGTCCCATCAATCTTAGTCAGGACTTGCCCGGTAGTCCCACCAGCCGCGACGCCAGCACCCGTGGCACCCGTCGCACCTTGAGCGCCAGGGGAGCCAGCCGGACCGGGAACACCAAGCTGCAAGACCAACGTAGCCGGCGCCGTTGACCCAACCGCCGCCTCGACTGCTCCAGGAATAGTTACGGTGAGTGACATATTAGGCGGTGACTTGATCGATGATGTTTAAGCGCAAGGTTTCCGAGTAGTAAATGGCACCCTCGTAGCTGAACTTTAGATCCCAACGTGCCAGACCCAACGCCCAATCGGCCGAACTCGATGGATAAGAGGCAGTAAAGGACATCCCGTCACCTGCCATATCGATGGTCAAAGAATAGATGTTACCGGAGGAATCGATGATGTCCGAGGTAACCGTGGTATCAAGCAGGTTGGCTTGGCCTCCCGTATCTGGGTCATAGGCGCAAGAGGCCGCGAAACTCGTCCCCCGCTTGAATGTTACTTGGGTAGCCATAGTCGGATACCTTTGCCCTCTTTGGCAAGGGGGGTGGGGTGGCGGGTAGCTTAGCCGCCGGGGGGCTATTCTTCTACGGCAAAGTAAGAGGTGCGGGAATATTCGAGGGGGTAGGTTGCTATAGCAATATTTTGAGGGTCAAAGTTTTCATAAGTACCCGATCCATCGACAACGCTTTGCTCAAGGAAATCTATATCTTCAATTAACTGAGAAAAACTACCCGGCGCACCAGCGATGTAACCGTAAGGCGTATCTGGTGGATCCCAAACTGGAGATGTAGAAAAATCAGACGACACACATTCATGGATATATTCAATGTCCCTATAAGTCGTGGCTGTTATCTCATGATCTACCCAAATATCTGTTTTAACTTTTGCCCGCATAGTAACAGTTTGCCCAATCCAAGGCCGGTGATTGTTGCCACATTCATAAGTATCTATTACAACATGAACCGCATACCCGGGCGGATCTAAATCTCCACGATATTCCGTAATAAATTGGAAATCCATACTACCTTTGTAACTGGCAGGAGCACCGCTTTGAAATGGCCCTTTGCCTACCCATTCGTTAAACTCTCCAGGAGGGACAGCTTGATAAACATAAATATCGCCTTTAAATATTCCCGGCAACGGGGCATCGTTTCCCGAAGTGAACTCCGTCATTTCATAATTATTAAAATCGCCCAGATAACCCTGACCACCAACAGGCGTAAAGTCATTTGTGGGCGTCCAGATAGGTTGATATTTATTTACAAAATCTGAGTCGGTGCCGTTTAAGGTTTTTCTAAACTTAAACGAAGAAGGCGTCATCGGCCTGAACATTTCGGTAGCCATGGCTTATACGCGGTAGAAGTAATACGATGCCGAGTTTGGCGAAGTATATTTGTGGCGTTGTGACCACAGTGAACCAGTAACGAACTGATTTGCTTCCGTATTAGAAATAATCTCAGCCAGCGTGATGTAGCCGAAAGCATCCGTATCAACAGGCGTTTCAGCCGCTGTCTCAATGGTTAGCGTATCGCCCGGATAGGCTCCATCGGTGTTGGATATCTTCAGATAGATCATGCCGCTTGAGGCCGTAATCTCAGAATCCATGTTGTCGGGTACGTAGTCGTTGAGCGTACCGGGTTGAACCTTCCACTTACCGTTCTCGGAGCCAGGATAGACCGTGAAGGGTGGCACAGTGTAATCGGGCAACTGCTTGGCAAACGATCCATCGCGCTGATAGAAGTCATTAAACCTGCTGTAGCTTACTGAACCTCCAGAAACAAGAACATCTACATAGGTCATAGTTGGTTCACTGGTTCCATCAAATGTTTTAAAATTGAGCGCGTCATTAATATTTACAATGTCGACCCAGTTATTGTTATAATTATAATTAAACCAATCATCGGCCTGCGTCCAGTCCTTCTCATTCATCAACTGAGTGCCGTTGAACTGCGATTCGATGCTTAGATCAACATTACCGGTAATATAGTTTTGAATACTAACACTTTTATCCCAAGACGTGATTGATGAAGCCATGCTTAACGTGACGTCAATCCCCTCAAGGGCATTGATGAAAGTGATATGGTACGTCAGGTCATCTTGCTTTGAACAAGCGATATTTTTCTGAAGGCTGACAATGGCGTTAAGAGAATTAAAGAGCGTATCAGCTGACGCGGTCGGAAATAATAAGTTGTTTTCTACCGGGTAAAATGGCGTCGAGTATTGCGTGCCAAGAGCGGCATCGGTATAACTAAAAGTCACAAATCCACCCTTGGGCATTTTATCAAAAGTCAGCGCGTAAATTTTGCTTTTAACATTTGTGATATAATCTGGAGGATATGCAACGTAACCATCTTGTGAATAAATAGGATACAACTCTGCCCCGCAAGCTGACGCGGAACCAACGGTTATGTCGGCAATTATTTTAAAGTTATAACCAATGCGCATTGGGTTATACCAGGAGGTATGACCGTTGCCCCAGTCGTTTGTCAGGGCTTCAATTTCAGCGGCCGTGTATCCGGTCATCTTGTGTACGTTCATCATATTGCTGTATGAAGACGGCCCAGTGCTTAAGTTGATTTTAGCCCAATTTGCTTGTCCCGCTTCAACCAACATAAGTAGCGGTTTACCGAAATTGATTTCTGGATTAGAGGAAAACGCTGCTTGATCGGGTTGAATGTCCCACGAACAGGCTACCAAGTGCCATAACCCTTCACCTAATCCACCCGATCCAATTTTAACGCCGCCACCTTGTAGCATATAGGGTTGAAGCAAAGTTTCTTCGCCTACAAGTAATGACCCGGTAGGATATACTTGAGGCCCGTAATAAGCGGCCTGACACTTAATAGAATCAACACCGAGATAAATATGCGGGAAGTTGCTACGCGTGTAACTGATTGAACCGCTACCAATTTTAATCAAAATGTTGTTACCGTCGCCCGAATGAGGATAGAAAACCCGACACTCAAACGGCTTGATGGGGGCCGGCGCTACCTTGGCGTTTGGCAGCTGTGGGTAGATATGCGACTGGGCAGGGTTGGGTGGATCGTCAGGTGTCGGCAATTTATAATCAACCCAAGGCGGGTTAACGTTAATAGTCGATTGACCGTTCGACGTGCTGAATCCGTAACCTGTCCCTGGCTGGATGCTCATCGTCGGGCGTTAGGTTTGGCGGTATACTTTGCTCGACCAGCCTTCGGTGTTACAGCGCACTTCATAACTTATCTTCTTAAGTGTGCCGGAGAATTGTTCAATGTTAACCGAAGAAAGAAGTAGGCACCCACCAAACTCCCCAGCGGGTGGAATGGGAACGTAATCGGGCAGGATATCCAACGGTAACTCGCCACCCCAATTGGCTGACGAGGAAGCCCATCCAAGGCATCCTAAGAACTGGGCAGGGGCTGCATCTACCTCAGTATAAATAACGCCTGCAAAAGACGTAACTGGGGAAAGGTAGTTAGTCTTACCGTAAAACTCACGGAAAGTAGGGTCAACGAATCCGATGAAACGACCACCGCCATCTTCATGGCTACGCTCAAAGCAGGAACCGTTTAGGCCGACATAGGATTTACCTGATGTCTTATCTGGCCGGATAATAATCGGGCCGCGGCTATCTTCATTATAAACGTCCCCGGCGATGGCATCCGTAAAGTCAGCTGCGACATCTACAAAATTAGGGTGGGCCGTGATATTCTCTGATCCAAGCGAATTGGAGTTAGTCATCTGGGGTAGCGTGTAACCGCCGTCGTAGATGATGCCTGCGTAGTCGATGGTCACCGTCGAAATCTTAAGGTTATCGTGCTTCACCGAATACTTGTGGGCCTTCAGGTAGGAGATGACCGGGTGGGCTTCGCCGACGGTAAAGTCGTCGCTGATTTCAGAGTCATAGTCTATCTTGTAAGACGAAGATGATGTCGCCAACCCAAAGGCGTCCTCGTTGTATGTCCAGCCTGGCTGGATTTGGTAGTTGGAGAGCGCGTCGCCCTTTATAATTATAGCCATGTGCGTTAGGTTGTTTGTGGTTAGAAACCCAAAGAAATCATTCTTGGAGGAGCCAATTCAGGTATTGGATCGGAGGATGCTTTGCCGGCCGCAATGATTTCAAGCAATTCGGTTTGGCGTTTCTGCTGTTCGAGCTGAGCCGACATTGCTTCCATGACCGGGTTGGCGCCGACGCCGACGACGTTGGAGAATCCTTCGGGGGCTTTGAACGCTGTTCCTTCGCCACCCGGCACAGCATTATTTTTCATACTTTTTTCAAGGGCTTTCATTGCCATATCTTGCAATTGTGGAATTCCTGAAAAAACTTTAACAGCGTCTACGCCAGGTGGAAGAACATTTCCTGGCATAAAACTTTGTGATGCTTTTTTGCCTTCATCTGTTTTTAAATATCTTTCAACTACTTCCCGCTTTGATAATTTCAATAACTCTGCGTTTTTAATTTCTTGTTCTTTTTGCTGAACATATTGAGCGGCGGATGTTTGGGCTGGAGTTGCACCTTTTAATTCACCTTTTGCTAACATATCAAAAGACTCTTTTGCCTTTGCTTTTACTTCTTCCATTCGTGAAGTAATTTCATTTAAAATAGAATTAAATACGGCCATTGGCCCAAGCACGCTCAGAAACAAATCCTTACCAAAACTCTGGAACTTCTTGTTAATGCCTTCAATGTTCTTCTCCATATTAGTCATTGACGACTGAGCCTTCTTTACCACCTCATCGATGTTAGATTTACCGGATAATTCCATTTCAACTTTTTGATCAGCCATTTTCGTTAGGGGGCATTAATGGTTCAGGGATAGGGTCAGGGTCAGTAGGAGTCTCTACCTTTGCTGGATTGGCAACGGCTTCCGCGGCCTTACGAGCCTCCCGGACTTCCTCCATTATCTTTTCTTCCTCAGATGTAAGTATTGAGATGTCAGCCCCCTTACAGATCGCAAAGGCCGCATTCATCCAGATGGCCTGACACTCCGGCATCTCCCAAGCGCGCTTTTCTTCGATGCCGTTTGCAATCAGATTGCACACTACGGACAGTGGCCAAGGTACCCCACCACCGTTACCGCCTGATTGTTTGGCTGTCTTTTCCCAAAACTTTGGCCAGTGACCAACCAGGGTATAATCTGAGAACCGTTGCAGGATAGACTCAAACTTGGCCGGCTGAGAGTTAAGCCGGAGGATGCGCCACTTATCTCGCCAACCGATATACCCTACAGGTTCCTCAGCGCATACTTGAATGGCCACGATCAGGTCGACGGGTGTGATACCGCGATGGCCTGTTACCAGTGGAGAATTCAAAGCCATGAGCCGTACCCGGTACTTAAGGCAAAATGGCCAAACGAAACGTCCCAAGAATTTAACTCGGGACGGGTCGAAGTAAGCGTTTAAGAAGCGTTCATCCACTTCCCCAATTTAGTCAATCGGGTTGCTTAAGGCAAATGAAGTTAGATGTTGGTATATTCAACACCCGTGATGGCCACCTTAACAAATTCCTTGGTGCCGCCTTTTTCTTCTATCTTTGTAATCCATCCACTAAACCCTTGGCCAGATTGAGCCGTGAAAGCCAATGAATCTCCGATTGAAGGCATACCACCAGTCGCAATACCTTCAACGCTCAGCTCGATTTTCTCGTCGTCATAACGTGCGGTAATCGTGTTACCTGTTCCATCCGTAACGGTGGCCTCGTTATTGAAACTATCAGAAATGCTGTAAGATTGAACGATAAGCTGAGAAACGGTACCGGTGATACCATAGTAGCAGGAGGTTCCTTTAGTTACAGCGGCCATATATCTTTGCCCTACTTGGCAACTTAGGCAGGAGGCAGGACGGCAATCAGATTAAACGACATAGCCGTAGCCCAAGAACGTTCATCGACCCCTTCATCTTCTGAGCCAGGGGTGACGTCGTACAATGTTGCATCGCCAGCCGTCACGAAACGTGCCTTAAGGGTTGTCAAATCCTGCATGGCACCGAGTACCGCGGCACATCTTGCCCGGTGATCCGTTAGGGTCGTGTCGTCGGCATTCGAGAACAACGTAATGCGGACTGAGCAATCGTAATTGCCCAAGCCTTCTGGCAGATCTCCAGGGGAGCGAGCGGAGTCGCAAAGGACGACGGCCTTTGGTAGCACGTTAATCTCAGCGCTGTCACCCGTATAGATGGCTACCCCGGATAGACCAGACTCAGCAGTCAAGTGGGTGTCGAGTACGGCCTCGACGATGTGGCGTATGGATTTGGTTCCCATGGTTATTTTTTGTTAAATTTTTTGTTGTCCCTGTCTAACATCTGTCTGACGTCAGCGGCCATACGTTGCATGGCTTGGGCATAGAGTATTTCTACAAGTCCTACGCGGGAGGCAACATCGTCGTTATTGCCGATCATATTACCTATCGTCAAATTGACTTGTTTCTCTACGGAACTGAAAGAGTGATAATCGTTACCATTAAACCGCTTAACGTAGCCACTCACCCCTTTGCGCCCGAATGTTTTATCAACTCCATTTTTCTTAGGCATTGGAAGGGAAATCATGATGTTCCACCATGCGGATTTAAGACGTCCAACATCCAGCTGCTTGCGTTTGATGAACTCGGATATCTGGGTTTTCTTCTCAACGAGGAACTTACCAAGGTAATTGCCCTGCATTCTTGATACGCGAGTTTTACCGCGACGGCTACGGTTAACAACACGTGAATGAATTTCGTCCATAGCCGTTACATACCCGGCTCCATATTCGCTTTGTGTAGCTGTTGATGAAGCAAAATAATTTGAAGCCTTAGCAAATGCCCGGTTATCATCTGGATCCATGATAATTTTCTGGGCTATTCTATTGCTTAGGTTGATGCCCTTAAGTGAGGAATTGTTTTTAATGTTAAGGAATGTTCCTTTGTCCCGGGTCTTAGCCGCATAGGAAAGACGGTTAAGCAAAATCCCAACGGTTGCTTTGCTCTTATCATTTGAAGCCGTAAATATGGTATTAACGTCTCGGGCGATTGCCCGGTTACCGACTAACTCAGCTTGTTTGGTCATACCTCCGCCGCCGCCTCCCACAAATGGAGGGGTATAATTAATGGCGTCGCGGCATATCAAGGCCGCCTGCTTTAATATGACGTACTCCATCGTTTCATGTGTATCGATGGAATATTGAACCAGCGCCTTAAAGAATTTCTCCTTACTCGCAGGGTTTAGTTTAGCTCTAACCGTGAAACTCACGGGGCCTACTGATTATCGTCCATTACGACGAGGGCGATCCAAGCGGAACCGGGCAAATAGGTTTGGGAGTTAATGCGGACGGTCTTTCCGCCGGCGACAATCTTCTTGCCGATATTCAAGGAAGCAATAGGCGACCCCGAGGAGAGTAGGGCCGCCGATGCCCCATTAGACCCATCTGGAAGGCTCCAGGAGGCCGTTACAGCGGGAATCCTTACCGTATGCTGTACCCGGTCACAAAAGCCTCCAGATTCAAAGACTTGAGTTGCGACAGGTTCGGAACACATACACATAAAGGTGATAGCCCCGCCGTTGCAGGAGCCAGTCACCCCGAAGTCATTTACAATCTCCTTGGCGTCTTCGAGAAATTCGGAATAGAGGCTCATCCTATATTTGCCCCGCTTGGCAAAACAAACAGGCACAAAAAAGCCCCCGGTTAGGGGGGCCAGTTTGAAGCCCTTTCGGGCGGCGATTAGGCCGTGGTGAACTTGGTAAGGCTCGTAGCGCGACCGACAGAGGCACCAAAGAGGAGCGTGGCGATGACGTTGTAGAAGCCCGAAGTATCCTGACCCATGAGAACCTGAATCGACAGACCCGTTTGAGGATCGGTGGCGATAGCGGAATCGTAGCCAGGGATTTCGGACAGAGGCACCGAAGCGGCGACAGCGATAGCGTCTGGGCCACAAGCGAAACCAGCGAGGGATTCGCTGTTCGTTGGGAGGGACGTCCACTGATTGACGTTCATGCCAGCGAGGGTACCGAACTTACCGGAGGTGATGACACCAGCACCGAGGCCAGCGGCCGCGATGATCGAGGAGTCAGCGAGCAGACCGTTGAGGTAAGCGCTGTTCAGAACGAGGGCGTAAGGGCCAGGAGCCTTGGCAGTGTCGAGGACACCCTTTGCGGTCACCAATTCAGCGTAGCTGAGGGCGGCACCCGTGTTGGTCGTCGAAGCGAAGTTAGCAGTCGTGATGAGGGCGCCGATTTCAGCGAGGCACTTTTCAGCGATAGCGTTAGCGGCGGTAGGAACGAAGCTGTTAATCAGCATAGGCATTCCGTACGACTTAACGTTGAGAGGGGTGAACTTGGAGACGACCTTGAAGTGCTTCAGGGTGACGGTGGCGGCGGTGACCGTTGCGTCGTCTTGAGTTGCGTAGCCGGATGCACCGAATTCGGTAGCAGTCGAGACGCCGATGAGGGGAACCTGAACAGCGATACCAGCTTGGCTTTCGAGGGCCGAGAAGATGGAGCTGAACGAGCTGAGGACGGGCAATTTGCCCTTGATGCTTTCGAGGACGGCTTCAGCAAGAACTGCTGGGGCCGCGGTGATGGAATTAGCCATGATTAGTTATGAGTAGTGAGGGGGGTGAAATTAGAGGGCGGCCTTGACGATCGCGGATTTGTTAGCCGCGTAGAATTCGGAACGCTCTTTGCTGCCGACAGGCAGGGAAAGGAAAGTAGCCAGGACATCGACGGCTTCCGCAGAAGGCTGGCTATCGGATGGGCTTAACTTAACAGGGGAAACGCCTACCGATGCGGCAATCTTAGCGGCTTCCTTAGAGGCCGAGACTTTGCCGGCTTCAAGGGAACTGATTTTGGCTTCAAGCTCAGCGGAGAAGGCCACGGCCTTTTCGAGGGCGGCGGTCAATTCAGAAACCTGAGCATCCTTGGCGGAGGCATCCAGTTTAAGCGCTTCCAATTCGGAGGCGGCTCCTACGGTTAGTTTTTCAACTGCTAAACGCAAATCATCACGCTCGGCGGTGAGACCTGCGACGATGCTGATGCTCGATTGCAACTGTTCTTCGATTGTCATATCTTTGCCCAAGTTGGCAACTAAGCCTGCTTTACCAGCGTGCCAGGGATAACCCATAACTTGCAGATGCCGTTTGGATCGATGTCACCGGATACCAGTCCACATCCGCGAGGGCCACGGTAGTAAACGCAATTCTGGCAAAGAAGTCCTTCGTTAGCAAATGGTGAGACGGGAGCGTAATGGGCGCCTTCTGGGCCTGCGTCCTGACTGTATTCTCCAAAAGTCTCTACGACATCACCGGCGCAATCAATCATCTCACGCTGGCGAGGGGTAAGCATTTCAAGCACGCTGTCCTCGATTTCAAGGGCTTTGACTTTAACCAGGCTATCGATGGCCTTGGCTGACTTAAGAGCGGTGCCAGCGATGGACGAACCGCCGATAGGGGAACCTGCGAAACTTGAGAGGGCTTGCGAGAATGAGTCAGCCAGCCCGGTGACTAACCCAAGGTTTGCGGCCTGACGGCCTGAGAACGATTGACCTTCCATCGAGTCGGATGCGACCATCTTGCGCTTGGCGTTCACCGCGGCCTTGAAATCTGCGTGGATCGTGTCGACGCTGGCTTGGAGGTTAGACACTTGGTCAGCGGTAAGGCTCGTACCTTCGATGCCAGCCCCTTTATAAATCCCGCTCTTGATTACGACCATCTTGATACCCTGCATTTCAGCGGCTTTGGAATAGTCAGGGATGGCCATATATACGCCAATTGAACCGACAGAAGAAGAAGGGGAAGCAACTACGCGATCAGATGCCGAAGCAATCCAGTAAGCAGCTGAGGCCATCTCGCTATCCGTATAAGCCATCGTCGGGCGTTGGATACCGCGAATCTTATTGGCTAATTCCTCGACGCCGGTGACCGTACCTCCAGGGGATGATACTTGAAAAGCAATCTTGGTCACTTCGGGGAGGCCAAGCATTAAATCAATTTGAGCGCTGATGTCATTCACATCGACGGCGCCCATCATCTTCTCAAGAGGGGTGAGGTTTTTACCAATCACTCCAGCAATTGGAATGACTCCGACATTTTCGATGATGTAAGGCTGAGGGGTTTCGCCGAATAGTTTTGAAAGGACATCGGTGAAGCCAAACTTGTCGCTGAGATCAGCGTGGGCTTTAGCCTTAGCCGGGTCGATGAGCAAAGGCTCGCGGCCTGATAGTCCGTTGGATAGGAAACGCATAAAGTTAGGCAGGTAAAGTTTGGTCAATAACGTCAGGAGCAGGGTCTGCCATGTCTACCGCGTCGACGGTGCCAAGAGGGGTATTAGATGGACGGAATAGAAGCTCGAAGGGAACGCCATATTGGTCAGCAAGGTTTTGGATATAAGCCATATCTCCAGCGCGCTTTTCCATTTCATTACGGAAGTCTAAACCACGTTGTGCATATAACTCAGACATGGACAGCAGACCCATTTCGACGTCTGCCCGGTCATTTTGGGCATCGCGGCCAGCGTCAACCGTCACGCTCTTGGGGGTCGTCCAGCTCGTTTGGTTCCACTTTGGATCGTCAGGCAATTCACCCGCGGCTATAGCCTGTCCAATGATGTAACCCCATGTCGGCTGACATAGGGAATCAATCAAGATAGTCTGATACTTGCCGAACACTCGTCCAGCCTTGGCGGTGATGAGACGAACCGTAGCTCCACCGATTTTAGAAGCGTCACCGACGAACTCGTAAGGTAGGACGCCTTGGGCGATATCGCGCTCGAGCGCTGCAAGGAAGCCAGTGAACGCGGGAGAGGGACGGTTAGAAGTAAATGATTGGAAGTCCTCCCCGGGTTCAAGGGCTAAAATTTTACCACCCATACGGGCGGCGATGTTCTCGTAATTGGAACCAGAACCTAACTCGCTGGCCATATCGCTGTCAATGAAGCCACCGGCCTTCTTGATAACGCGAGTAACGTCTGCTGAGTCTTTAACTGCTAATTTTTCCAGAGCGAGGATTTCCATTTCGTCCTGAATACTATTGATGCTGTGTTGCAGTAGAGGAACACCGCGAGCGCCAGAAGCGTACTCATGGTCGACGATGTGCATCATGCTTTGAGCCAGAATCTGGCGGTTAGTCCCATCAGACTTATAAACGTTAAAGGCTACCAGCTCGCCATAGGGGCCGAAGAAGCAACCGTCGCTCATTCCGTCTGGAATCTTGCCATTTAATGGATCACCGACGCGGTGGCCTTCCATCAACTGCAATTTGGCTTCGTCGTTAGCGTTGCGTACCTTGGCCACGAAAGCGTCACCGTCCCGTACCATAGCCCTGAGCATAATGCTTTGAACCTGGTTGAAACTGAAACGGTTAGTAATATCGATACGCTGACACTTTTCTGCAAAGTAAGCTTCGTAGGCTTTAGAGTTTTCAGCGCTCTCAGCGTGGCTTTGCACCTTGATGCCGTCGCCGACGCTATAAAGAACCATGTCAGCCAAAATCTGCTTAAACAGTCCGCTGTTCCGCTCAGCCCACCGACAACGCTTGACCATCGAAAGACGGTCATAGGGTTTTAGATCACGACGTAAATCGCCGGGCGTGTTCCCGTAGATACCGCGACGCAGACGAGTTTGCCCAACTGAATGCCATCCACCCTCAGAAGCCTGGGGCTTGAGCGTTGCTGGCTTTTTGACCGCAGGCTTTTTAATCGAGGGCTTCTTAAGTTGGCGGGCCATAAAGGTCAGATGATGCTGTTATTCCAGTTAGTATTTACGACAGATTTACGGCTTCCGTAAGTGCTGGGGTCTAACTGGGAAAGTGCAAACATAGCCTCTGACAGCATCTCTTTGGGGGGCATAGAGAAAGACTTAGAGGCGCTCGAACCGCTATCACTGTAACTCATCAAGGTTTTTCCTTCCGTAATCAACGAAACTGCCTTTGATTTAATAAGCAGTAATTCGTCCTCGGTCAGTCCAATGAATAAGCCTTGAGCCATAACCTTGCCCATTTTGGCAACCTAAGCCTAAAGGACGACGGCCCAAGAGTCCCATGCCACAAAACAAAACCGCCTTGCAACCTCTTGAGCCGTCATACCCAGACTTTGCCTAAGCGTCCTCGGAAGGCAAGTCAGTTTCACTGGCTTCCCGGCCAACGACACCCCAACGGACGGCGGCCAACAAACCAAGTAATTCGCAGTCCATAGCATGGTTATCCTTCTTTCCTTGCGGAAGTATCCATTGAGGTTTCCCAGTACGCCGATCTTTAATGCGTACTTCGGCGTTAAGTTGGTCGACGTACTCGGGTGACGAGTCCCGGGCAAAGGTAAATACCTTACGCGCTCGAAGGCCGTGGAGCAAATCCTTGCCGGCCAAGTTTGACCATGAAATGAGTACCGCTTTATCGGGAATGCCAGGAACAAGGATACGTTGCTTTTCTGAATAAAACCTCCGCGTAGTTTTTCCGTCGCGATCAGTGATAGCGAAATCTTCGTTACCAGAACCCTTGGCACACTTCCATTTCCGCTTAGCCGTCTCGCGGTACACCTCCCCAGAGTTATCCCCAGAGTCGACCATGACTAAGGCCGGGTGTACCCCATGAGTCTTAGCAAATGCCTCAACGTTGCCCCATGTCTCGATGCGTGCAAAAGCCTTAAGTCTACTATGCCCGGTCTTTGCCCATCGACGTACCGTCACCCAGAAATGTCCGCGTTGAACGTCGACGCCCATCGTCCTAAAAGGTATCGACCCAGCCGGCGCACCTTCACGCTCAGCCACTTTACCCTTGGCGGTAAGGACAGCCTCATAATCCCAATCATCATTCAAAGAATAGTCGGCGGCCTCAGCTACATTGACCATCTCACCGCCTTCCTCACTCCAGGGAATCGCCAAACGTTTTTGCTTAAAGATGCGACGCGGTTCCTCATCGCCGTAAATGTCAGCTGACTCCTTGGCCTTGAGCATCATCACGCCCAACTCGCCCCAACTCATCGATGCCAGCGAATTCCAATGCAAACCGACATAACCACCGTTAGTCGAAACGGATGTAGCCACAAATGTCCCACCCGCATTGGCCTCTAATCGGCTTGCATTAGTATCCGGCATACGGACTAAGCATGATGAGCATTCATAGGTCGTACCATTATTGACGGCCAGTAAGTCCCATGTGCCTCCTACCTTTGCATTCTCAGGGAAACGAACCTGCTCCCAGACCCAAGGCTGAAGGCATCCGCAGCTGACGCATTTAAAATTCCAATCCCGCTGATCTGTTTGCTCATGGAGTTGATGGAACTCCTGCCCGGCTCTGCCTCCCTGACTCATGAAAATGCGTTTGCCCATCCAACCGAACGCCGTGACGCGCGCGCTGGCCTCCGCTAAGTGTCCGTTTGGAGCCATCCAACACTCATCGGCGATAACGTACCGAAGTGACAACCGTTGAAGATTGGCCTCACTCCAGATACCTCGACAGTAAAGAGTCATGCGGTCGAAGTCAGCCGTTACACTTCGCTCCATGTCCTCCGTAGTTAGTCGCTTTGCTACCGGTAAGCAATTCTTCCAGATAGGTCGAAGGTACCGAATAGCAAAATCCTTGGCTTCGTTGTCCGTAGCCTGGAGCAACATCGTCGGGCCGGGAGCATTTGCAACGATGTGACAAGTCATCAAGCGAGCGAATAAACTCTTACCGCTTTGAATGCTTGCCAGCACCGTCATCATCCGCGTCTCAGGGTCGGCCGCTAACCGCAAAGCCTCCGCAATCCATGGAGTCCGATCAGACCTAAATGGCCCGGGCATCGGCGAGTCTGGAATCGCCATCACATTGCTCTCAAGCCACTCGACAACATCCCCACTGTCAGACGGTTTCAGAACTTCCCGACCAATCGCAAGGAGGTCACTGCTATTCACGGAAACCTTCCTTCCGCATAATCTCCATTAACTTATCGAGCGCTATCTTCCGCGTCGGTTTCATCGGCCGGCTTGGCTTAGGCATCGGCTTCCTCACATCAGGCTTACCGGGTTTTCGTTTAGCCTTCATCGGTGGAAGATAAGTCAGCCCGAGTCTTACGCGTCCAAGCCTCCAAAGCCTTTACGGCCTTAGCGGGATTTTCAGGGTTACAAGCCTCCGCGACATCGAGCGCGAGTTTATCAAGGCGATTTACTATTTCAGCCATCAGGGAACGCATAGCCTCACCGGCTTCTTTTGCTGAAATGTAATCCTTAGCCAAAATGAGCCGACGTTCTTGCTCGTCCTCTAAGTCCATTAAAGTTTTGAGCGATTGGTTATAGGCTGTCTGGTACTTCCCCTGGTTAGGGTCTTGGCCTTCCATCGCCCCGTTCCAAATTTCGCCGGCACGCGTAACCTTTAAACGGTGCTGAGCAATCGTCGACGCCAGTGATCCATCGTCAAGCGATGCTGGCAAAGGAGCCGGTGCAGGCCTCCGCGTTTCATTCAAACGGGTTGCGCGCCAAGCTAACGCGGCCTCGATGGTGTCCGTCGGCATACCGTCTTTGCGTAGCACTGAAATGCGTTGCGCTGTAACTCCGAGAGCAAGACCAAGCTGAGCGTTTGTGGGCAAAGGGGTCATTTGCAAAACAGGGCCTTTTTGCTTTTTTCTTTTGTAAAAAACTTCCGTGGTGGCGGGCCA